CATGTATGTGCCTTGGTCTATCGAAGATGCGCTTGACAAACTTGAAAAGTTACTAATGAAGCCTAGTGAGTATATGGGTAAAATCAGTGACTACAATGCTGGTACGATTGACCGAATTGTAGACATACTTGAAGGTAAAGGTGATACAATGCTACGTATGTCAACAGATTATCGTAAACATTCTAGAGAAAGCAAATATTAAAATGGCAACATGGCAATTAGAAACCGAGTATAAGAAAAGTTCAATCGAACGTCAATTCTGGTACAAGGATGATAAGATGATTATCCGTGAAGAAGGTTATCGCTGGTCTACATTCACTGTAGAATCAGATGATATCCCTCTTACGCCCGATGAACTTCGTAACGAAGATGACTGCTATGAGTTAGGTTGCATTGACAATGACGAATGTTGGGAAATGCAAGATATGGTCGATGGCTGCTGGGCAGATACCGAAGCTGGTCGCAATTGCACTGATGAAGACCTAGAAGCATTCGAAGCAGCATGGGAAGAAGATTGGAGTAGTGGTGTTGAGGAGCTAGGCTGGCATCAAGACGATACTGAATACTTTATGACAGGCCCGTTGAAGTTAACTAATATCGACACTGGTAAAGTATATAGTGGTTTGACCGACCCCGCAACTATCGTACACACAATCGAACTTCCAACACAAGAAGTCGCACCTGGACTAGCACCTATGCTTGATGAAGAAGTTAAATGGCCATTCTTTAACGATGTACTAGAATCTATTGAGGAAGAATCTGTATTAACTGATTGGTTCCCTGCAAACATCAACCCAGTACGTAAAGGTGAGTATCAAGTTATATTTGATAAAAAAGAAGTCAAATGGCCATTTGAATCAAACGTTCACGCCGCAGAATGGGATGGTAAGAAATGGGATGTCGCTCTTACTAAGAAAGTAGTTCAATGGCGCGGTCTAGCTAAAGATCCGGGAGCAAAATAATGGCAACTAAGAAATTAAAGAATCAACCATCAGATGGTTGGCCAAAGATTAGTCAAGGTACACACTTGACTGTAAAGACTTTTGAAGATGGTTCGTCCGAACTTGTTTGGGATGACGACCAGCTTCTAAAAGAAGTACAAGAAGCAATTGCTTCTTATGAACGGATCGAATCCGTTACACCAACAAAGAAAACTAAAGGAAAGAAAAATGTCAGCACACAATGAAATTAACACACACTTGGAAGCATACTTGAACGAACATGCAAAGTTCGAAGCAGGTAATGCAGCCGCAGGCACACGTGCCCGCAAAGCACTCGGTGAAATGGCAAAAGCAATCAAAGCTCGCCGTAACGAAATCACTGAAACTAAAAATGCACGTGCCGCAGAAAAAGCAGCAGCTAAGTAATTGTGATAAATATAATGTAAGCTACACAACGGTAGCTTACATTTCAAAAACAATACCATCACAAAGGAAGGTAATCTATGAGTTATAATAAAACAAAATGCGACCCTGCGTTGGGTCTTTTAGTGCATGAGCACTTAGTCAAAATGGGTGTCGAGACACCTGCAAAAGCATCACTTATCCCTGACCGTAAAGATAGAATCGCTGTAATCGAACCTCTGTTCGCAGAGATTATGAAAGCACTAGGTCTTGACTTGACAGATGACAGTCTTATCGAAACACCTAAGCGTGTTGCTAAGATGTACGTCAATGAAATTTTCTGGGGTTTAGATTATGAAGCATTTCCAAAGTGTACAACTGTCGATAATAAAATGCAGTATAACGAGATGGTCGTTGAACGCAACGTTATGGTCCAGAGTAACTGCGAACATCACTTTGTCGTTATTGACGGCTTGGCTACTGTTGCTTACGTTCCTAAACAGAAGGTCCTCGGACTATCAAAAATTAACCGAATCGTTGAATACTTCTCAAAGCGCCCTCAGATTCAGGAACGGCTCACCGAGCAAATCTTTCACGCCCTTCAGTTCATTCTTGAAACCGAAGATGTGGCAGTTGTAATCAATGCCAAACATTATTGTGTTCGTAGCCGCGGCGTAGAAGATGCCGGCAGTTCTACTGTAACTAGTAGACTAGGTGGAGGATTCAAAACTGACCCAGCCGCTAGAGCAGAGTTCATGCGGATGGTTTCTTTAGACGACCACAAGTAAGAGTTGCTGTTGCAGGATCATTTGGAAACAGGTAATAAGTTTTGATGCCATCGTTATACCACTTTCTTCCAGCAACAGCACTTTTACCGAACATGGGATTCTTCTCACCAGCAGACTGACCTTTTTTACTTATGGAAATCTTTTGCTTACTTTCTTCACTGTGGGTCTTACCAACCCAAGTACCCGGAAGACCTTTGTTCCAAGCAGTCTTGCCTTTACCGGATTCGGAAATCTTTCTCTTTGATTCTTCGGAGTGTGAGCCACCCTTAAATGGTGCTCTGTCTCCGCGTGATGCTTTTAGTTTAGATTTCCAATCATCAATGTCTTGTACTTTGAATCCGCCCGAACCACCGACAACTAAGTTGTACGATGTTTTAGATGAAACCAAATCTTCATTGACTATGATTCGTTCTTTAGAGAACATATCCTCTGGGTTAGAGAAGGTTTCTAGAATAATTCGTGAAAAGTTTTCCTTGCCGTACTTTTTAATAGCGGCAGATAATAGCTTACCCGAACCCAAGTATCCGTCGTCAAGATTGTTAGTAGCATGACAGCCGATGTAGATTTTGTTATTCACCAAACAAGTTGTTTTGTAGATGAAATAATGATAAAATTGTTTCTTGATATTATGTCCCATACATATATTTATCAAAGAATGTAAAAACTAGAGGATTAGAAGATGAACGAACGAATTGAAGGACTTTGGTGGAAGGCTCGAATCGGCTACAATGAACAGAACTGTGATCCAGAAGTGTTGGGAAAGTTCGCCGAGTTGATTGTTCGGGAATGTGCCCGAGTATTAGAAACAAACGGTGACAATCAACGCACAATCAGAATGACAGAATCAACAGGACACAACAAGACTACTGATTGGATGGAAGGCTATGAAGAAGCCGTTAACCAATACGGTGGATATCTGTTGAAGAAAAATGCCAAGCAGATTAAACAACATTTCGGAGTTGAAGAATGATTGAAATATTCATCTACGGATTAGTAGTGGGTTATTTACTTTACCCATTCATTAGTGTAGCTAAAGCAATTTTATCCAATGCTTGGGATAGAACTAATAACTGTACCGGTGACTGCAATCAAGGTCGTAACTGTACGTGTCAGGAGAAACAAAATGGGGTTTAAGAATCCACTAGATTATAATAGAATGCATCATCAAGTGTACATGGCAGGTGTAGAACTACATCATCCAGGTAACGATGGCTTCACTCAATTTGAAATTAAAAAAGACTTGCACAAAATCAAGTGGCTACTTGACGAAGTATTAGCTGATGCACCTACATTCGCCGGAGAAGAAGAATTCTTAAAAGAACATGAAAAGGTGAAGATGTGGCGTACACTAACGAAGTAGTAGACATGAAAAAGTTACACGAAGACTTCCTTGAGAAATTGAGGAATGATCCAGTGAAACTTAAAAAGTTTCTACGTGATATATCAGGTCCTGAACAACGCATCATTGAAGGTCAAGAGAAAGAACATTTGTTTACAGTGTTCAATCTTATTGACCCATCAAGTGAGAGCAACAATCAAAGAACTTGGACTACTGTTTATCACCACGCAGGTAAAGAGTATCACTACACTCAGGGTGAAGGCTTTGATGAATTAGCAGAGATACTACCAGATGATTTTTAACAAGATTAAACAACTAAAACAAGAGGGTAAAACAATTGGGATTACGTTTTCAACCTTTGATTTACTTCACGCGGGGCATATCGCCATGCTCAGTGAAGCTAAGAACCATTGCGATTACCTTATTGCAGGGCTCCAAACTGACCCGACAATTGATAGACCTGAGACTAAAAATTCACCTGTACAATCGGTTGTCGAACGACAGATTCAACTGGCGGCATGCCGTTATGTCGATGAAATCGTTGTGTACCAGACAGAGCAAGACTTGATTGACTTGATTCTAATCTTGCCTATTGATGTGCGTATACTAGGTGTAGAATATGAAAGCCAAGACTTCACTGGACGTGAACAAGGTGCTCAAAAGAATATCAAGCATATCTTTAACAGTCGTGACCATTCTTTCAGTAGTAGTGGCTTACGCAAGCGTGTAGCAGAAGCACAGAAAGGCAAGTAATGGACTTACAAAAATTTACTAGACACTTTGGATTCAATGTGGTTAGAGTTAAACATCATGATCCGTATCAGCGAATTGATATGTATAACAGTTACAGCCGACAGTATCTCACTACACCTGAAATCTCAAGTACGTTTGAACTAGAAATCGGTCGAAGAGAATTGGAACACATGGCTGATTATTTCGCAAGAATGGAAGAAGTGAATAAAGAAGACCATCTAGAATGGGAACTACGCCGAAGCAACCCCGCACTTAAAGAAGCATATAGCAAGTATAAAATGCTATTGGCACTTTACAAATGACACAGCGTATACTAGTAATGGGCTTGCCAGGCGCAGGTAAGACTTACCTAGCACAGTATGTACTAGAGTGGTTAGAACGTGCTAACAAGAAATGTATCTGGATCAACGCTGACCGCGTTAGAGAAGAATACAATGATTGGGACTTTACGGTTGAAGGTCGAATTAGACAAAGCAAGCGAATGCGTGAAATGGCAGATAAGATAGAATGCGACTATGTAATATGTGACTTTATCTGTCCTCTTCCTGAAATGCGTGATAACTTTGATGCTGACTGGACTGTATGGGTAGACACCATCACTGAAGGTAGATTTGAAGATACTAATAAGATGTTTGTACCACCGGACAAATACGATTTTAGAATCACCACACAAAATGCTCCCTATTGGTGTGAGTTAGTGGCGCGTACTATATTAGATAATTATGGAAAGCAAACAACGTAGTCTAGTCAAAACCATCAGTTGGAGACTGACTGGTAGCTTTAGTACATTCTTGATATCATATTTGGTATTGGGAAGTTTTACTATAGCAAGTTCCATTGCAATCATTCAAATTATTGCGAACACCATTTTATATTACATGCACGAAAGAGTTTGGAATATTATAGAATGGGGAAAAAGGTAAATAAAGATAGCGGTCTCAGGCTCATCCCGCTTTACAAACTCTGCTGCCTATGCTATAATACACATAGGAGAAATTAATGGCAAACGAAAAGTTATCATACGATGAATGGCGAGAAAGAATGTCAGTAGTAGTTACTGACGAAGTTCGAGCCCATATGAAGAAATACCACAATCTTGACGCTGACGTTGAAGTTGAAAAAGCGTTAAAGAAAGAATATGAAGTTTATCTCACAGGAGAACAACCTAATGCATAATCCAGTAACATACAAGTACACAAGTACAAAAGAATATCACGATAGC